TGACAGCTACCCGCTACAATCTGCCGTGAGTCACCCATATCCACAAGCGTTTTTCCTGCCAGTGGGCTGACATACCCACCCCCGCCGCCAGTGCTTGCAATGCTGACTGTGCTTCCAACAGTGCTGACCGCTATGCCTGCCCCGGCTGCTATCGTTACTGCAGTGGTGACGCCGTTGACGCTGGGTACTCCCCCGCCGCCGCCAGAAATAGCTACAGGTGATTGAGAAGTAGTAAGTCCTTTTTCATTTACCGTAACTTGACAAACATGTGTAGAGTCTCCACAAGTACCTGGGCTACTATTTACAGTAGCTAATGTAGCTGCTTGAGAACCTGTACCAGGACCAGCAAGTACATCACCACTAAGTTGATTAAGACCACCACCGCTAGGAGTAGAGCAAGTACCATCAAATTTTAGATAACCACTAGTACAACTACCACTAGCCCATAAAGCTACGATATAGGAAAAGTTTTCTGTAGTCCAAGCAGATCCAGTAGATACCGCAATTCCAGCAGGAGGATATGGAAATGCCCCAGCTGAAATAGCTACAGGAGTGCAAGCTACTGTTTGTCCTTTTCCATTAACTATAATTTGACCTACATGGGTAGAGTCCCCACAAGTACCTGGACTACTATTTACAGTAGTTAAAGTAATGGTTTGTAGTCCAGAACCAGGACCAGCTACTGCATCTCCATTAAGTTGGTTTATGCCACCGGCACTAGCTGGGAGAATTTGCCAGACCCCTGCATTACAAATATAACCAACATAAGGAGAAGATGTGATGTTGAAGTACATCTGACCTTGATTACCTGTACTACAGGTAACCGTAGGAGACCCAGCCTCGAACACCGGTTTAAGAGGGAAACCTAAGCAAGCACTCGGTAGTGTTCCACCAATTAAACTATCTAAAAGATTAAAGTTATAGTTAAGAGGAAAATTCCAGTTAGTACTACCATTAGCTGGTATTTCAAGTCCGCAGTTAGGGGTAAGAATAAACTGAGCATGAGCTGCTCCTACCGATAAAATAAAAGCTAGAAGCACCAGAAACTTACGCATCATTTTCTCCTTAGCTGCCATTACCAATCGCTATCCAGTTTGCTGACATCCCAGTTAGATTATTTTGATGAATATTAAAACCAGAAGTAGTAATACCATTAACTGTAAGAAATCCAGTATCCCCACTAGGATAAACAACAGTTACAACAATACTTAAGTTTATTGTATTAGCAAAAGCTATAGGAAATGTGACTACAAAATCACCACCTCCTAATGAGACGTTACCATTACGTTGTGTTAATTCTCCAGTTGGGTCCTTAACCCATGCTCCATTAGAATTACTACCTGAAGTAAATGACCCCGCAATAGCAGCATCAACAAAGGCTGTTGTGGCTGCATTTGTGGTATTATCTCCAGGAGATCTAGTGGGGCACACGAGACCTCCAGTAGCAAATGTGCCGTTATTAGATATAACTGGGGAAGCCGCTCTACCGTTCAATCCAGTATCTATATCAAATACTATAACACTAACAGAATTAGGAGTAGGGTCAGGCTGTAAACCACCGAAAAATGTTCCTGGCCAAGTAACTATATGGCCACCAGCAGAATCTTGCACAAATATAAAAATTAAAGATTGACCAGCCGCGACTCCTGTTACTGTTAAAGTAGTATTACCAGCTAAAGATATTTGAAAACCTATAAAAGCAGCAGCATCACAAGTAATAGCAGAAGAATAAGATATAGAGTCCAAACCACTAGCTATATCAGCTGTAGTTCTAATAGCTGCTAATACACTAGTTAATGTAGCTAAATTAGTATCATTAACAGTAAAACCTTTAGCGGCCATCATCTGCATTAAAGCCGTGATACCCACACTAACTTGATAAAATAATTTATTACCAGTTGCTGATGGAAAAGCTACACCATTAGGAGCCCCACCAACCCTCTGAGAATCTGAAGCATAAGCAGCATCAGATTCTTGATTAATTTGTGATGGATTCCAAGGAACGAAATTAGTACTTCCTGGCATGATATTCTCCTATGACCATTTTCCTGTATCCCATCCGGCTATGAATCCATTTTCTAGGTCAAACCCGAAGAACGGAAGTTCTCCGAAATTATAGGTATATTCAACAGTTTGAGGTCTAGGAACAATCATTCCATTAGTTATTAAATCCTGAATTATAGAAGTAAATGGTCCTGTAACTAGAATATTGGCCGTCATATTTTGGTTATCTTGAATAGTTATATGGCCACCAGAGAATAACTCATTCCATATAGGATAGAGACTTCCTATCTTACCATCCCACTGATTATTAGCAATAGTAGCTCTGATTAGAATTCTATAAGTAGTGTCATCTAGAACTGGACTAACACCAAATCTAGGCTGAAAAGGAACAACTCTAGAAACCCCTACTATTACTCCTAAAGTATCTAACTGAACTCCTACCGCATAATTAAGGTCAAACGCTGAACTAATAGTTTCTAGACAGTTGCTGATGTCATTAGCTATATTAAGGACCGCCAATAACCATTGATTGAATTTTTCTGTAGTCTTATACTCTGACGTTAAAAGGTTCTGGTAATAACCAGGAGGAAGAGATTGAACAGGAAAAGTAGCCATCAGTATATCACCGTCAGTATTACATCAGCTGAGATTCCTGTAGCTACTTGAAAGAAATCTAAAACGATGTCAGTTGTTCCTACTGGAGAAGCAGTAATACCTAAAGTAAGAGCTCTGATGGAGAATAGTGGCTGAAGAGGGTTAGGTATAACAGATAAAGCGGCACCATATAATGAGGATTGAAGTATCTCTTCTCCAATACTAAGACTATTTAGATAGGTTACTATAGCGGCTACGATAGCAGCTTGAGTGGCTGTGGTAAAACCAGCATTAAGACCATGTACACTCAAACTAACAAAAATAGGAACATATACTCGTCTCACAAAGCCTATATTAGTTACCGCAGTTGAATTAGGATCTGTTACAGGAACTATAGTCATTGTAGGGACAGTAGCCCCTTGAGTATTAGGTCCTATTCCTCTATTATTATATATAGCAGTAGCAATGTCTAAGTCTGCCCCACCTTCAACTACGCATGTAAGAGAGTGACTTTCATTGCCATAACTGTCAGTAACTGAGGTCTGATTTTCTAATATATTAGTTCTAGTAACTCCACTAACAGCCTCAACATCAGCCTGAGTTCCAGCTAATCTAGTAGAGGATGGGAGAGCAACAGATACTACTTGACGAGACCGTAAATTAGAATCTGATTCTACTGGAGTACCTACAACCGCAGGACCTGGGTTAGTCACAGAAGTCCAACCAGCCGTAAACCCTCCAACAGGATTAGTTACTGTATTTGGATTAGCACTAATAGCCCCGCTCTGTTGACATATAGCACTAACACTAACCGTACCACCTGAACCAATAGGTGCTGTAGATGGTAATGACCATAGAATACCATTAGCATCAGAAACTACCCCATTATTTATAACTGTCCCAGATGTACCAGTAAGAACTAATACAACTGAAGAAGATGTGGAAGAAAGACGAGTTATTCCATTAAGTTCAACTACTGAATCTAGATCTGACCCTATAGCTGTCATAGGAGATCTAGAGTTATATGATAGTTGACAGAGCCCCATGTTGTCATTTAGTTTAAGTGCTATAGAAGAAATCCACTGAAAATCAGCCGCGTCATTACCTAGATAAGTAGAGGCCCCATAGATAGACTTATAGCTAGCTACTAGAGACGCTAATATGTCCGAGAATTGAGGTACGGACAAACCAGCAGCGGTAATAACTGGAGGAAAATAGGCCATTATCTCTCTTCCATTACGATGATAGGGCTAGTGTAGCTGATGCACCAGGGGTATTGGTTACGAAAACCGTACCAAACTGAGTCTCAACTTGAGCTTTAAAGGAAAAACTTCTATTCAAATAGGAAGCTGATATAGAACTTATTCCAGTTACATAAGGGGTTCCTGTTATTCTAGCTGATATAAGATTGATGATAATCTGAAGACTACGTTGACTACCAGAAGCTCCTAGAATAGATTGAAATAAAGGTAGTCCATCTAATAGATTCAGAAACCATTCACCCTGAAATAATAAAAGTCTAGTCTTAACGATTTGAGTAACAGCAGCAAGATCAGATATAAAGTTATTCTGACCATTACCCTGTAGAGGGTCTCCATTAGGTCCTAAGGCTCTTACTGTAATAGTAGCCATTATTGAGCCTCCAATACCGTAGTCTCGGAATTAATAGGCATAACAGGACCAATGTACCCCAATCCTACTAGAAAAGGTTGAATGTGATTCTTATACCATTGAAACCAATTATCATTAACTAAAGCTAGTGGGACTCCACTAGTGTTTTGCTGAATACTAACTAATGGGGCTGTAATCGTAACTCCATCAGTAGATAGGTCTATTATCACCGTCTGATCATCAGACCTTATCTGCATAGATGTAGTAGAGTAGTTTTCTAATACATTAGGTTGAGACCATGGTCCGAATAAAGCAAAAGCGTCAGAAAGATCGTGTCTACGTCTATCAAACTGAGATTGAACACCACCACTCTGCCACCAACCATCTATACAAGAATCAGCAAATATGAGAAGACATTCAGTTCCTTTTACTATAGGTAAAGTTATAGACCACCCAGGAACTCTCATCATTATAATAGGTACATCTTGTATAGGAGCAATAGCTACTTTAGTGGGTATATTCTGAGTAGTATTAAGGGTACCATCAGCAAAAGGAGGTAATCCAGGAGGAGGTAAAAGAACCTCTTCCATAATAGCTGGTTGAACTACACAAGTTTGCTTTACTGGATCGAAGGATACTACTATACCAGGAGTAGCACACCTAAGCATACAAGCCCATTGCCACGCTGCTCCTAATATAGGTTCAGTGGCTAAAGCTAGACGCTGTTGTACAGAATACATAATTCACCTATTATTTTATTCCCATTCTTCTATCAATTTCATTGCCGTATTCTTCTGAATTTAGTGGCGTTTTAGGTTTGAGACTCTTAAGTCTAGCGCTTCTTCAAATTTACGCTTTCTCCACTCAGTTTGTCCACCCGAATCACATCCTAATGAACCGAAAACACTCTGTCCACCATCAATAGCCATACTCTCTCACTACCTCTCTCTTATTGGCTAGTATCAGACTGTTTAGAAACTCCTAACAACAGAAGCATATCTTGAACCTGTGATATTCCTGTTATATCAGAATACCATGCATTACCTCTAGTATCTCCAGTAAACCGTACTCCAATTACAGCGTATTGATTAGCTAATGGCCTTGGAGGCGTGGACCCTTGAGGAACAGGAAAAGCTATGGGGGCTTGACGAACATACTGAAGCATCACTGCAACTTGGTTTAGTGGGGCGACTACTTGAACATTAGGGTCTAGTAGAACTCTGAAGTCTACCCCAAGCTGCGTCTGTTGCGGTTGTCCTATTAAACTTAATGTTACGTTCCCTATTCTTACAGGAGGACCACCTTGAGGATTTACTGGAGCATATGTGGCTATAAGACTTCCTAATGGTTTACCTAAGTCATTTATATTCCACGTGTGACTATCAAAGAATGATAGTAGGTTATTCTGATCAGCTATAGATTGAAGATAGTTGTGGGGGTTACCGAAGTAAGACTTACCTCTAGGTAACTGTGTAGTAGACGTAAGAATACTCTTAACTTGAGAAGAATTTATATTTATAGGAGTTTTAGCATTCTCAGCTATAAACTTAGCTTGACTAAAGTTCGTGGATCTTAGAGGTAGAGTAGCGTTCATAAAATTCTGGACTGTAAGAGCTCTAGCAAGAACACAATGTAAAATAAGTCTTTGGTCTACTACATCAAGTCTATCTTGAATAGTATAGAAAACAGGACCAGTCCATATAGCTGGTGGAGTTCCTCCTGGATAATCTGCTTGATATCCCGCGCATACCGTAACTATATCTCCTTCACTTATTATAAGATTATAAAGATCTTGGCCTGCATTAGGTCCTGAAGGAATAGGTCCATTAGCATTATAAATAGCTATTTCCCCATGCCAGAATTCTGACCAAGCAACTTGCTGAATATCAAAAGTAAACCTTAAGGCTTCAGGCTCGAAAGTATCTGACGAAATTATTACAGTATCACCAGTAGTTTGAGATTTAACTGATAAAGAATAAGCTCTACCGAAAAATGGAGTAGTACTAGTGGCACTCATACTTTTGGGGTATCTCCAACCCACAGCTGAAAGTCTGTACCTAAATTAGTTTGGTTAGGATAATCTACACCTTCCATCCCAGCACCACCTCCGTAAGGTCCCTCACCGTAGAATCCTTCACCATAACCTATACCAGAGCCACCCTCTACTAGCAAGTTAGAGACATTTATAATATACCAACTACCTATTTTAAGATATTTCTGCTGCTTGAGTATATTAGCTGCTGGATAAGAACCAGTAATCATCGGTACAGAGTCTATGAGAAGTTTATTACTAGCATCTAATATAGTTAGTAGCCAATAACCAGCCATCGAGTTAAATCTAATAACTAAATTTAATGTTAGTGGAAGACCATCTACAGAAAGTTGAACAGTAAAAGACTGGTTAGGTGAGTTATTAAGAGGAATCATCTGTAACGACATAACCATTCCTCCTAAGTATTTACTTGACTTAAAGCATTTGAACTAACGTCCCCAGCCCCTGGAACCTGAGGAAAAGTAGGAGTATTAGGGTATAAAGTAGATGGAATAACATTCTGAGCTACTTGAGAAGCATTAGGGGCTGTAGACTGAATAACTCCTCCTGATGTTTGATCAGTAGTTTGAGGTAAAGCACTAGATGCTGTTTGAATTTGTACACTACCCGCAATAATCTCTTCTAGGGTAATGGTGGCTTTTAAGGCATGCAAAGTTTTATTATCATCAGGAGCACTCATATCCATGATGAGCATATTACTATAGGTATCTAATCTAGTAGTAATAGTAAATAAAGTTTTAGTAATAGCTAAATTCTTAAGTATCTGCCAAGCAGATACGCTCTTAGTTGCCGCTCCTACCCATACTCCTGCTGTAAATGAAGCCATAGCATCACTCATACCAATCTCTAGTATAAGTCTAGCGGGTTCCATGTAAGCATGATCTGATATATTAGCTCCAGTAAGTACAGGGTGCTGAGTCTTATGAACTCTTCTATTATGTACAATTCTCATTACTGCATCAAATACATAATTAACAGCGGCAGAAGCCGGTTGGCCTGTAGTAGTACTAGATTTAGCAGGAACTGTAAGAATAGTTAAAGCTGGTTTAGAATACTGTAGAGGCGTCCATGGCCCACTAGAGGAAATACTTACATCATTCTGATCTTGTGAAGATCCAAATAGTATTTGCTCTGAAGTAGACGTAGCGATAGTTAATAGAGAAGGTAGTATTATTCCACTTCCCATTACTTGAACGCCCCCGACGCAGTTTGAGCCATTACAGTACGATTCTGTTTACGTAAATACTCCACCATAGAATCACTAATAATATCTTTCATTTTATCTATAGGAGTTCCATTGGGGACATTTACAGTAAGTTGATTTATGTTTACAGAACCTGTTCCTTTACCTGAAGGTTCATCAAATAAAGGTTCATATCTCTTCATTCCAGTAGCATAGTCTGCTTCTGACCCGGTATAGTATCCGCCTTGTTTAAGAGAATGAGCAAATGAATCTGAGTCACCAGCATCCATAATACCTTTAGAGGTATATCTACTGCTAGTAATTTGATTACTATAATCTTTTACAAAATCATCTAAGGTGTTGTACTTCTTATAGTCAGTACCATTTCCACCAGGAACATTTATCCCTGCTGCGTTATTATCCTTATTGAAGACAGAACTAGAAAAACCACCGGTTTCTTCAGCCCACTGAGCATAAATAAGTTTAGCAGGAAGACCTGTAATCTCAGAGGCTCTAATGGCCAAGGATCTCATTTTGTCTATTGATGATCCAGTTTTAGGTTTACTAGTTGAACTATAGGCGGTACCATAATTAGATTCTTCAGAGTCCACCATCCAAGGTAAATAAGCTTTTCCGGATTCACTATTAGCTTCTTCTTGAGATTGATTAGCCCACTGAGACCACTGAGACGATTTCTTTCTCATCTCATCAGCTTCTTTATGCTTTCCTTGTTTATCTAATAATGCTGCTCTTCCTGAGAAATAACTACTGGTTACATTAGATATTCCTGTAACTATTTCACTACCTGAAGCTGAAAGACCATGATATATAGTATGAAGAACTTTATCAGTTCCCTCTACTACAGCAGCCATGCCATTAGCTGTATGAACTAAAGCAGTAGCAAAATTCTCAAACTTAAAAGTAGTACTCTCTATAGAAGAGTCTCCAGATAATTGACTTACCACATTAGTAAAACCTAACGCTACAGCTTCAGCATCCTTACCTACTCCTGTAAGTACAGTTCTCATATCACCCCATACAGGAAGTAGATATGTAGATACTTTATCTGCCCACATAGGTATATCATCAGAAAAAGTATGATTTAACTTACGAAGGTCAGTAAGTACGTCACCAGTACCTAATCCTAACTTTTCATATAATTTAGCCACAGAACCCATAGCAAGAAAACCAAGTTCTGTACCAAACTGCTTTACTTCTATTATAAGTTTACGAATACCGACCATATCAGGATCAAAAGTAGTTCCTAGGGAATTACCCAGCTTTACGTTTCTCTCATATAGGTCCTGAAACTCTTTATTAAGTTCTCCTGTACCGTCTGTAACAATATCACTAAGAGAAACCCCTAGGGTATCTAGTGCTCCTTGCATAGCACGAAAAGAGTTCTTAGTCATGAGCATTCTGGTGCCCATAAGATTAAACTGCCGATCAGCCATAGCTGTCTTATCGGCTAAGGTTATAATACTAGTACCGAAAGAGGCAAATGCTGTTACAATAGCTACGTCTAGTTTAGCAAAGCTCTTAACAGAAAATTCAGCAAACCTATCTACTGAAGTGGTAGCGTCTTTAAGAGTAGTATTAAACTTTACGAATGAGGCTGTGTCTTGAGTCGCCCCCAGCTTTACCAAATAGGATTCTAAAACGTTATCCATTGGTATGCCTCGCTCGGTATTCGTAGGATCTTATTTTGTTTTCTAGTTGAACATCCATAATCTCATTAATATCTAATAGATCATCTACATTATAAGTCCCATCGAATGTCTCATGTAATTTCCACAATCCCGCTTCAACAGGTCTCATGAGAATACCACTTAAAGTAGGGTAATCACATGGCTCCCAACCTAAACTATCGGCGTCTGAGAGCTCTAGGCGACGTCGACTAAGAAAGGGGTTAGGTTGAACATAATACATTCAGCTGTGAGATTAAAAGCTACACTAGGGTCTTCTTGCATAGCAACATCACATATAGAACCATTAGCTGTAGTTACTGCTGTTGGAAAGGTGTTACCATCCTTATAATCCATGAACTCTATTTGCCTAAGAGCCATACTCTGAATCTCATCAAACTCTTTCCTAGAACACTTTCCTAAGGCTGAGAGTAAGGCTTTTCCTTCAGCTTTATCTGCTAGGAAAGCAAATAACCAACAAGCAGATCTAGCATCCATCTTGTTAATTCTATAGGTCTTATCTTTAACAGGAACATCTTGATAAGTTTTACGGTTTTCCACAATATCTCCTTATTGTGTTACTACTGTGTCGTGACTTGAGCAGCCAATAACCGCCAAGTTACCATTGCGCCCGAAACACCGTACCCCTTATCAGGAATTTTCAGAGGAGAAACTCCTGTTAAAGTATGAACTGCTCCAGAAAGTAAATCCTGAACTTTAACAGCAGCAGCCGCAAAATTAGAAGCATTAGAGGCCTCTGCTTGAGTAAATTTGATATTCGCCCAATTAACTAAAAACTCATGTAGTGAACTTTGTTGCTGAGTTTCGATCTCTAATGCGCCTGATTGACCAGATACATAACTTACCATGACGGTTCCATCAGCCGCAATATCATGAATAGTACGGTCTGTGGCGTTATACACAGTCAACTGCTTAACGCCTTCTTGACCTCTGAATGGAAATGTTCCTGCATCAGGATCAGTAAAAGCACCGACCACAGATTTGAAGGCATAAGTTGAAGGCATGTGTTTTCCTTTCATTGATGCCATCATTTAATGGCATAAACTCATTAACTTAGTGTATTCTTAAGGGACCTTGAAGATACCAAGGTTAAATATGCAAACCCTGGTTATATATTATATCATCCAGGGTTTGCATAAATTACTAGGGACTCCTAAAACTATACTTGTACTAACACTTCAATCGTAACAAAGTGCACAGCGCCAGCCTCAATTAAAGCCACATAAATAGGAGGAGCTTGACGAGCAGCTATTTGAGCTTGAGATATAGTAGAATACTTAGGAGACTGTACTAAATAACCAGCAGGTAAAGATTGTCCCTTTTTAAGGTTAAGAATAGTCTGACCTTGCCAAATTCCAGCAGCAATAAAGCCAACATTAACCGCAGTATCAAGAGCAGACTCTACAGCTTGAATTAAGAGTTGTTGACCAGAATCAGTCTGTGGAACACTAGGCATACTAGTTAATAGATTGAGAATAGCATATTGAATATTCGAAGCCAGAATGTCTAAATTGAGTACTTGGTCGAAGAAGACATTCACAGCCATCATGGTACCTTGTTCCAGAATATTGAATGAATTAGCATAATTCAGAAACAGATTACCATTAGGACCTTGAGCAGGAGTAACCCCCTCAATATTTCCAATTTGGGAAGTAGTAAGACCAGGTTCAGTAACAACCGCGACCAGAGGAACTCCACCGCTAAATTTCTCAGTAAAGTATGAGTTAGCTAATTGGCTATTGGAAGCCATAGCTTGACCCATGATAGCAGCTACAAAGTAGATCTGGTTTGGAACAAGACCACTCTGGGTAGTAGCATAATGCATCCATGTACGAGAAGCACTAGTAGCAAAAATAGTAAGAAGAACATTATCACTAGAGCCATTAAGAACAGCAACATCACCAGTGGTTCCAAAATATGTAGTTCCGATTTGGCTCTGTACGAATGCTGCAATGGCAATATGATCAGCATCAGTAGCTCCACAAACCATGCAGCAATACCACTCAGGATTAGCTGTACGGCAAGCCATTACAGCTTGTACTGGTGTTTCTCCGATAGCAGAAACATTAACAGTAAGACCACTACCTATAGAAGGACTAACAGCAACAGTAGCCAACCCAGTAGCTATTGCGTAACCAGTACCTTGCTGGTATATAGTAATAGCTGAAGGTATACCGCCTGATTCAGCTGAAATTCTACCAATACCATAGCTAGCTCCGCCTTGGGTTATATTGAATAAATCCCCAACAGCCCACCCAGTACCAGCAACATCTATAGTCATAGTTTGAATAGCTGTAGAGTCTTGACTACCTATATAAACTGCTTGAGGAGGAGGATTCTGGCTAAAGTACATTTGAGCCGCAATATATGCTGGATCAGATGTAGTAAAGCCATCTGTTAACATGGCTGAGGAGTAAGTAGCTTGTAGATACTTACGGATACGAGGATTAATACCGTAACTGGGAATTACTCCACTGTCATCGATAATCAATCCAATATTAAAGGAAGGGGCAGCTACCTGTGGAGAACTAGTTACTACAGTAACATCAGCAATTATCGAAAGTGGTAATGGATTTGCAGGCATAGTAACTCCTTACACCTCAACTGTAAAAGATTCTAGCTCTCCCGAGCTATCATAAACGGTAACTGGAACAGTCAGAACTGTACCAACAGTATAGGTCTCCGTCACTTGTTCGTTGAACTCAGCAACCAAATCAATACGCTCCCACCACTCTCCCTGAAAATTCTCAGGAACACGACGGGGTTCTTCAATAGAAGGATTGATGTATAAATTGCTTATAGCTAAAAGATCAGCAAATTGTTGGACGGTAATAAGAGCTGAGCGAACTGCTCTAGCTCTGTCTAAACCATTAGGTCCGTAGAATGTCCAGTAAATTCTACCAGTTCTTGTAAAAACATCAGTAGTGGTATAAACTATTCCTACTGAAGTACCTACAGCATCTCTTAATTTTGAGTACTCAGTGTCTACTGGTTCATACCGTAAAGTTACTGTGTCTTCAGCAATAGGCGGCCCTGGTTGACCTTGTATTTGCCAACCTATACGAACTTTTTCATAAGCTTTAAGGTCTATTACTGAAGCAGTAACAGGGCCAGAAGCGGTAGCTGGATTACTTAACATTACAGTATTTCCTGAAATACCAGTAATGAAAGTAAAGTTAGGTATTCCGACTCCAGCAATCAATAAACCAGGATATAGATTAGTGGTACTGTTTACGGTAGAAATTTCTAATCCATTAGTAATAGTTAACTGAGTAGTCCAAGCAACTGGTGGATAGGCGGTAAACCATGATACTAGAGATGGAGGAAGTACATTTAGATTTTGAGATGGAATAGGATAAGTAAGAATCCCAAGCATCTGAGCAGTGGCTAACTGAAAAGCACTTTCTATCTGCTGGTCAGTTAGAGCAGTAGAGGTGAGTTGAGTTCCGTCAGGATAGGTTATGTTCATCTGCCGCTCATCCTAACTCCTATAGCTCTCCAATATCCAAAATCTCGCCAAGGAGCTATAGAGATAACTCTATAGAGTTGACCTCTCCACTGAATCTGATCACTTACATGTTGCTCTGAGTGGCCATACTTGTTCTTATTATCACAGTCAAACCCATTATCACCATACGATTGTTGACCATAGCCACCATCTAATTGAGTTTCATATATTCTTTCATAGGAGTGGAAGGTCATTGCTCCGCTGATCCTATCGCCTTCAGGAATCATCTGAAGATCTTGATCAGAAGAAACTGTAATTATTCCATATCCACAGACATTTTCACTCCAAGTTTTCCAGCCACCTAACTCAAACCAACCTCTAGAGCGAAGTATAGTGAAGGCTTCAGCTAGATCAGAGTCCATTACAACCTCTGATAAGCTTATCATGTGTCCCCCTTCACTACATACGTTATACTTCCTCTTAGTACTCCTGTATCTATAAGAGGTCTATTGGAGCCTTTAGCTTTAATAGTAGCAGGTTTATTAGGTGGCCAGTTATTCCGTGAATCAGTAAACCAAGCTTTTGACGCATTAGCCCCAGCCATTCCCGCTTTAGCTAGTCTGCTTAATACTTCACCAGGTTTACCGTCTAAAGAAGCTTGAGTAGCTTTAGAGAGTTGAAAAGCTATAGACTCTTTATTAGGAGAAGCCATTATAGCAGGCTCAATAACAGGTCTAGCAGGTATATGATTTACTGGAGAACCTTTAGAGTGGATATACATTAACTGAGCATTATTAACAGAAGATAATATAGACTTACTGATTCTACTAATTTTCTTAGCTCTAATTTTACCTGGTTTTCCAGACTTATTAAGTTTAGACTGATCGAGAATTTTCTTTGCTGTTTCAGCTAACTGACGTTTTCTATCTAATGAGGATGAGGCTGGAATCCCGACATAAACAGCCTGCTTACCTATGCTCTTGATTCTGTCTAGTACTTTCTTGCTGTCGCTTTTCCTTATTATTGTTACTGTCGGTTTCATTAATTTCCTCGTGCTTTCTCAGCCAAGCTAAGATAGTACGATCATTCCAACTACCATCAGGCTCTTCTTGATCGAATCTAGTTCGCATAGAATTATATGACCCAGACAGGACCCATATTTGTAGAACGGGCTAAAGTAATAAACTGAGTCCCGTAAGTAGTTTCTTGCCATGTTCCCCAAGCTTCATAACCATCGATAAATCTAATGCCAGCACTTACTCCACCAGCAGACTTAGCTGCTATAAGACCACGCTCTAACCCAGATGAAGCAATCTGAGCAGCATTAACAAAAGGGCCAGCCTCTGATCGCATATATAAAGTGCAGTAGTGAGCAATAAATAGAGACATAGCCAACCACCACATCTCATTATACCTTTGGTGCATTACTGAAGCTCTAGCTAGGAACACATAAGCTAAAATAACCATTAAAGGCATTGTTGGTTTCTCATATACTGTAAGAACAGTATCACTTACTATAGCATTATTACTTATAGTAATAGTATCAGTTCCTAAGGCAATAATTACTGAGTCTTTAGGAATACTATTTAAGTTTACTACTAGTTGTCCTACTGCTAAGCCAGGAAAATTCTGGTCAGTAAACCCAGTAATTATATTAGAGCCAGCAGTAATAGATAACCCAGTAAAGGAAGTAGGACACCCGAAGAATTTAGGATACATTCCTAAGAAGTCTGTGGCTGTAAAGCAAGGGTTACCAGGAAAAACGGCTCCTGATGCGTTACCAAAGAAACTTACAGTAAGAGCCCCGAGGTCTACTCCGCCAGTTCCGTAGACCATTGCATAGAAGCCGTTTATGTCAGGAAAACCCCACATGATAACCTACTTTTCTTCAGTCTCTTCAATTTCCCCTGGAGTATCTTCATCTTCCTCTACTTCACCCTCAGCAAGAATAGGCTCAGCATCTAAATCAATAGGTACAAGCTTCTTACCATCACTAATAGAAACCGGCTTACCTTTATTATCCACAATCACAGTACCTGAAGGAGGAACATTAGCAGGAACCTCAACTTCTGGTTCAAAGGGATTCTTCTTCATTAAGGCGTCAGCTAAAGGAAGTGATCTACTAGACTTAAGAATAGTTATATACCCAGACTGTACTAATGGCTTGAAGCCAGGATGATCTACAACATCATCAGGTACTCTCTTCTTATGACCAGCATCAATATGAACCAATCCACCATCAGTAGAAGCTGAATGAAGGTTAACGTGCTTATTTGCTTGGATATTCATGTCAATCTCCTTGTGACACCAGGTAATATATGCAAACCCTGGATGAATACATACTCATCCAGGGTTTGCATAATTGTACTAAGTTAGCAACCGTAGTAAATTTGAACCGTCTGGGGACGGTTAATTTTCACCACACCAATGTTAGCAAGGTAGAGAAATTCGAAACAACCGCTGACAATTGACGGAGGAGCACCAAACCGCGTAATTTCCTGAGGAATACCAAGACTGAGGCAATCCTTGTCATATTTGTAAGCTATGATTTCGTCAGTAGCAGGAGAACCCGGGCCCTGACCTTCAAGCCAATAAGGCAGAGGATAGAATTCAGGTTCAACACCAAAAGCAGAACCAAAATAGTTCTTCTTGATGTATTCCTGCATAGAAGCATAGCCACTAGGACCACCAATAACAGCCATTGGTTGAGTCAGAATAGCATACGGCGCAGGAGGAATCAGGAAGCGGTCTGGGAGAGCTCCAGGGGCATTACCACTAGCATTCCAGTTGGTAATAGCCATGAAGTTAAAGTCATTTAAGATAGCCGTAGCTGTCTTAGTAGACCAAGTCGTAGTTGAACCAGTACCTGTCGCAGGAAGAGCGGTCTGGGTCAGAGACGGGTTATTAACCAGTCCCTGATTTCCTGCAAATCCAGCATAAGCACGACGGTCCAATGTCTTACTGTAGTCAACACGAACTCCCTTATCAAGGAGGTCCTGAGGACTACGGCCTACCTGAGCCATCCGGAGAGATTCTACAATCGGAATCCGAATACGCACTTGGTAGGGGAACACGGGCCATGTGTCCTGGTTAACGTTATATTCGATCACTCTAGAGTCATTCGTCTGTGAACCTGCGCTATCATCCTGAGGTCCACGGAAGTCGACGTTATGAGCAATATGGTTCATGACCCAACCACCACCTCGATCAATTGGAAGATCGCGGAGGTAGGTGTAATTCTCCAATGGGAGACGTACGGTTGGATCGAGTTTGGATAATTCGGCAATCAGGAAGGTCTGACCCGTAGCAGCCGCAGCAGCGTCGGAAAGGACTTTCCCACTTCGCAGAGCATTAAGACTCTGTTGATATTCCCTGGGATTCATTTTTTATCCTTTCAGCCTTAGGCGATTGTACGAGCAAGAATAGTAACTTGAGCAGTATCATCTACTTCCAAGAAACCGGTCTTCCATTTGAGATTGGTAAGAAGAACAGTATGAGAAAAAACCACATTCCCAGATACAGTTCCTAAAGAAGCCTGAGACAATGTAACAGTAGAAACCCCAACTGCAGCAACTGTGGTATTAGCAGCGAGATTAGTACCAGTAACAGACATACCTACTTCAATACCGGTCATTGCTCCAGGAGTAAGAGTGACTGAAGCACCAGTAGTAGCACCAGTAGTTGTAATAGGATTAGGGTCAGTAGCAGCCTCAAGACCACCAACAACACCAGCAGGAATAGCTGAATCAGAAGCTACACGCATCCAAACTGATCCACCAGCGGTAGGAGTGCCATTATAGCAGGTAACATTGATAGTTCCCTGTACAAGGCCATCCATGGTAGCACCAGGAAGGAATACTCCACCAGCAGTGAGAACATCATTAGACCCGGCTGAATTATAAGCAGGATTGATATTCACGTTACTAGGAGCAATACCCATTGCTAATGCTGCTGTTACAGTACCTCCACCAGCGATAAATGTCTTAACGCTAGAGTAGGTGTTATTCGTGTTCAGAACGAATGTCTCGCCGAACGCTACAGGAAACGTATCAGTCGGATTAACCTGACGCGCTGTACGAAGGGAATAGCCCTCATTACTGATACTCCCAACAAATCCTAGGTAAAGTCCTTTAACAGGAATTACAGTTGCTGGCATGGTTATTTACTTCCCTTCTCGGCAAGTAACGCCGCTTCATGAATGCGCTTACCTTTGGCAAAAGGAACGCCATCGAAACAAGTGCAATTATGGCCGCTTTCGACCTTAACAACCGCATGATCAGTAGCAACCATAGAAAGAGCAGGAATACCCGGAGGAGTCTTGACCTTAGCAAAAGAGGCATAGGCCCCCGTCTTAGCAGCTCCGTTAACAGCCTTAACTGCAGAATTGTAACTATCTACCATGATCTTTTCAGTAGCATTCCACTTACTCTTCGGCTTCTGGATGATAATAGCTGCAAGAGGCTTAGTGTTCTTGATGTACTCACGAATAGAATCATTCGCTTGCTTCAAGACACTTTCACCGGCATCGTCAATCTCATCAGCGTCGGCCGCTCCATCTTCTCCACCCTCTTCTTCAGCAACAGTCTTTTCAGGGTTCTTTTCAGGATCGTCCTTATCGTCCTTATCATCTTTCTCTTCAAGTTCTTCGAGAGTTTCTTTCTTTTCACCGTCATCTTCCTTAGCGTCCTTACCGGGATTATGCTCAGGTTCTTTTTCCTCTTCACTAAGATAACGGTTAAGTTCCTTCTTAAGAGCTTCTAAGTTAGCTGGTTTACCGTCAGCGTCACAACCCATACCATCTTTACTCCCCTTAGCATCTAAGAGGCGTTGGAGACAGGCATGAGCCGCTTCGTGATGGGGTTTCTTATCTACAGCCGCCCTATCAACAGCAACCGCGGCAGGGATAATTGTAACCTTATTCCCTGCTAGGTCCTTTGTGATGGCCGAGATTTCTTCTGGGCTAGCATCGGGTACCATTGCTTTAATCCCTCGCCCGAGAATCAAATCCATCAGGTTCATGATTGGTTTCCTCTTTTCCGTTTTGATTTCGGGCGGGGCTGAATCCTGTATAGCTATTCGGCTTCCGGCCCTGCCTTTTGAAACAACTGCTACATGATTACCTCTTATATGATACATAACAAGCGTTCCGTCAGCCAAACGCTTGAGCATTAAAGCATACCCGCAACTTACGTCACGAATACCACTTTCAGGGTCTCCGGGTGGATATACCTTCTCTATAAGAGTAGGATCCTTTATATGAAGATCACCCTTGAGGGTAACTTCTTTCTTACCATCAATGTCTACTGGTTCACCTTCACCAACATCTTGAATATGACCACAGTTTAATTCACCTTCATTCTCAACAATAACTACTGATCCATCAGGATGTTCATCAACTACTGTTTTACCATTGAAGGAAGCAATAGTATCTGGATGAAGTACTTCTTCTTTCGGCCGATGAACACTGTACTTAGTTTCAGGATCTAATCCCCATGAATCTTGATATCCTGGAAAACCCTTAAGTTCTCGGCCATAGTAATCCTGAAAACCACTGCGACAAATAGGAACATTGCGACAGATTAGATAGCCTTCAGGGGTCTTTTCTAGATTAGGACTCAGCATAATGCTGAGATATTTTGGCATGATGCTGCTCCTTTCTTAAACTGCAGCAGGTTCCTCATCCCTCACACTCTGCTTAGCAATCTTACCAGCTAATACAGTAGCAAGACGCTTAGCTTTATGCTCAGAAGGAATATGAGAAGAAGCAGCAAAGTCACCCTTGTGGTGTGCCCCTACAGTATACTCACCCTTTTCATTAGGGCCTAGGATGTGCTTCCGTACTTCTGAAGCAGGAACACGATCTTCCCCTGCATTTACTCTAGCTGGACCTTTAGTGTAAGGAGTCTTTCCCTGTAACTGAAATCTAGTAACTTTTTCATTATTTTCTTCAGGGGCATAACTGGCTCTTTTAGGTCCTTTAATAGCTTTATTACCTGTTTCTTCTCCCACTGAATCCTCAGGAAGATGTTCCCCTTTAATAACTCTAGGATAATGGGGAGTACGCTCATGAATAGGATCAGTCATCTTATCAGAGGCAGCATCATTTTCCTGTATAGGCTCTTTCCCGAAGATCTTTCTACGCTCTTCATTAAGACCCTCTTTAAGGTGCTCAGTACTCTTTCCTCTTGCCATGTGCTCATACCCGTGTATGTTTCTATGCTTAAAATTCTCTAATTCATGGGTACTGGTGCCGTTTTTATGAGGAGTTACCTCGACTTCACTTCCTTCAGGAGTCATATAAAAATGAGTTTTAGTACCTTGATAATTCTTACTACTTCCTTCATGCTTATATTCATGAGAATGTAGTGATTTAACTTTTTCTTTTATTTCAGGATTTATGTCTACTGCAGCATCCTCAGCTGCGTCCGCTTGACTAGGATAGACTTTCTTGTCTTTCTTAGGGTCCGTGTTACTCTTTACATAGTGACCATTTCCGTCACGATGATGAAGGGACTCAGTAAACCTCTTTTTGTCTTCAGCAGCAGGATCGAGAGCTAAGTCATCTCCGGCGCCCTTCCTCATAAAATTCTTGATATCGAAGGTGGGGCCTCGGCCACCTGAGGGATTCTTCTCAGGAGGAGTTGGTGGTTTATACACTCCACCACCGTGAGGGTCCTCCATAGACCTTGGGGCTTCGGGACCAGGATTCTTCATAGGATCGCGTTTGATGCCTTCATCAGCCCAACCATCTACACAACAATCCGCAGCATCCATGACCGCAATAGAATCAGCAGCAAAGTCAAGAGAGTGCTTCATGTGAGGCAGCATAGTACCTAATCCAGTACCAGCAGTATGAATCTGTTGATCTGCGGGAATTGCTTGAGCAATCGCGGGACCAGAAGAGAACTCCATTTTAGGAGTAGCGGCATCCGAACCAAATGAGCTATAACCACCATTGATCATGTTATTTCCTCTTCTCATTACTCATTACCCATTACTCATTTTGGAAATATCTATAGTTTCTTATATGGACTATAGCTGACTTAGATACCCTTAATTCCTCAACCCATTCCCTTACTAATTTAACCTTATCTGTTCTTATAGCTCTTACTTGTTCTGGAGTTACCTTACGTAAACTATTAGATATATTCTTACAGTGATCCTGTGTAAATGGTTTTCCGGGTCCTGTAGAAATACCTTTATTCCAGGGTATATTACCCTTAAGGGCCTCAGATATTTTAGGATTTTTACGGCCTTTTAAAGCGGATGAAATAGCTTTCCTAGTTTCTTCATTACCATTCCAACCAGTTGTTATAGTATGACCCATAGTTAAGTTATAACCACCATCACCTAAAGTATCGAATAATTCTATATAAAAGTCTTCTTTTTCTTTAAGTTCTTCTTCATTATCAGCCTGATCTACTTGAACTATCTTAAAATTTTCTATCCCATGCTTACGTAGAGCATTACCTATATAAGTCTTAGATCTTAAATGACCTCTAAATCTATTTCTTATAGAACCTACAGTAACTCCTACATATCCTCTTCCAGTGACTTTATAAAAAGCATAATAAACTATGCCAAACATTAAATTCCTCCAAGTTAATTTTTAATTGGCTTATGGTTTGAAATTGAAGCATCCTGATAAGCTGAAAGTCCGCCGAAAGGATTAGGACTTACTACAGCACCTGAATTACC